CTGACCATCCGGCATGGTGGCCGGGATGCCATCCACATAGATGCGCAGCCCGCGTACGCCGTAGGTTGAGCGGGAGCCAAAGCCACGCATCGACAGCTGCAGGTCCTGTGCGTAATTTTGCCTCTTATGTTTAGAGTTCTGGCGGTCTCGAATCTAATGTTCATCTAAAAACAGTAACGATCATCAATCACCAATTATGTTCATATGCATTTGATTTTAAATATAATATTTTCTCATTTAATTGCACTTGCCATCACTTCTGTACACCTATAAACATCTGTGTACAATGCCATATAAGTACAAATTGAGTCATGATATTTGATGGTGAGTACATAATGGCTATTAGCGATACGAAACTGCGCGGGTTACATGGCAAGCCTTACAGCGGTCCAGCGGAAATAACCGATGCTGACGGATTAGGGATAAGGATAACCCCTAAAGGGATAGTCAGCTTTCAATACCGGTACAGAATAAATGGCAGCCAACACAGACTTGGGATAGGCCGTTACCCCGCGGTATCTCTACGTGATGCTCGTATAAAAGTCGGTGAGTATAAATCTCTCATTGCTGAAGGGATCGATCCTAAGCATCAACTTCTTGTTAAAAAGAAGAAGCCTACCGTACATGAGTGCATCAAGTATTGGTATGACAACTATGTGCTTCAGTCACTGAGAAAAAGCACCGCTGAAGTGTACGAGCGCATAGTGCTTAATGAGATGGAAAAGTATTTTGCGGATATACCAATAGAGCACATCCCGGTCAGTGCCTGGGTAGACTTTTTCACGGAGCAAGAACAGGCTAATCCATTAAAAGCCCGTAAGCTATTGGTACATTTGCGCGGCGCAATAGCTTGGTGCTCACGAAGACAGTTTATTGAAGACTCATCGCTTTTGAGATTGAATCCCAAAGAATTTGGCAGGAACCCTAAAACCGGCGACACGGTTCTTACCTATCGGCAGTTGGCAAAGATATGGGTTGAGAACGAAAAATCTACCGCAACGTTTTCGAGCAAAATGCTCATCAAGTCCCTCATTTTGTATGGATCACGCAATAGCGAATTGAGAGAGTCACGAAAGGAGGATTTTGATTTTGAAGAGGGTATCTGGACATTGCCATCAGACCGTAGCAAAACAAATAAAATCATCAGGAGGCCGATCTTCAAACAAATCGAGCCACTACTTAAACAGTCAATCGATAATGGCAATGGCCTACTGTTTCACGGTGCTTTCGAAAGGAACATTCCGCTGAGCATCGGTTCTTCAACCAGGTATGTCAGATTGCTACGCGATCAGCTTAACTTTGGTGATTTTACCGCTCATGACTTTCGCAGAACGATGGCTACTCGTTTGGCAGAGGAAGGGATTGCGCCCCATGTCATTGAGAAAATGCTGGGGCATGATCTTGGAGGCGTGCTTGCAGTGTATAACAAGCACGACTGGTTAGCGGAACAGAAGGTTGCTTATGAGCTCTACGCTGACAAGATTTTCGAGCAGATCAAGCTGATCTCTGATTAACGCCGCCGTTTAATATCCACTGCTCCACCTCAGCCAGTAAATATTTTTTAGGTCGATTTCTTACTGGCTTGGGGAACGAATGATGAAGCACATAGGTCCTCATTGTTGTTCGTGAGGTAACACCAATTTTTTGCATCGCTTCACTTTCAAAGATCATTTCGATATTAGCCATTCTTTTTCTCCACACATTCCTGCTGCATCAGGTTTGTTTAGCCGTGACAGGTCACGGCGTATTGATATTCAATTTCAGTTCATGCCAACCGCTGGTGACCCAGCACGCTGCTTCACCCTGGCAAGGGCATGACTGCACCGGCAGCTGCTCTTTGCACTTACCGCATTGTTGGTGGGTCAGCGCCTCAAGTCGCTGCGCCAGATCAGCGGAGTCTTTCCGGATTAACAGCGCGATATACTCGTTCAGCTCATACGGTTCACGACCGGGGCGGCGTGCGGCGCAGTTCTGCGCCAGCATCTCCAGTTCCTGACTATCCAGCGCCAGCTCCAGCTTTTTACCACCGGCAGCGGCCTGTCTGGCACGCTGCGCGGCTTTGCGTTCTGCGGGGGATTTAGGCACTCATTACCCCCTCAACGCTACGACTGTTCCGGGTTCTGCACCCACGTTCTCGCAAAGCCCGTCGGCACCTAATCGCGCCTCGTTGACCATCGCGTTAAATTCGTGTTCGGTATGGTCATGATCCTGCCAGACGACAGCGGCATCCTGTGGCATTTTGCGCAGCTGGTTGATCAGGTGTTTCACGGTGGTTCTATGTCTCGGCATCACTCACCCTCCACGCGCTTAAACTCAACTACCCACACCCACGGGTTAGCCTGCCAACTGTCATCGCCGTAGATGGATTGCCAGACATGATGGAAGTGCTCATGTGGCGTGGCGCTGTAATGGTATCCCGGAATTGAGTCATGACCACCTAAGCAACCTTCAGCCAGCGCGTCCTTCTCCGTCATGCTATTTAACCGCTCCACACGAACGCCGGTAATCTCCAGCGTTATGCGGGAAGCCCAGCGCGGCATGTGGATGGAAGGCTTCCAACATGATCGGCCATCAGCGCAGCCATCATCGTCACCCCACGTAAAACCGCCTTCAGCAGCGTAAATAGCGTGACCAGAGTAATAGCCCCTGCCGAACGGCTTCTCATGCACCGCCTTTGCCGGACGGTCAGGAACGTAATCAATCATCAGACCATCATCATCAAATGCATGGCTAACGACAGACCACGTCTCACGCACCCACAGGCGATCACCAACTGCACCGAACGGACACTTAGCCAGAAACTGCTCTTTGGTGTAGTCACACCATGTGCCGCTCTGGTTGCGCATTGAGAAAACATGCTCGCCATACCACTTATCACCTGGCTCGCGATACTCAATAACTTTATGGCCACTAGCCTGCATATTTTTAGCCGGTGACTCGATGATCCGGCGCGTCTGAGTCTTTCTGCCGTCGAGAACTGCACGAACCATGTCGGCGTTAAAGAGGATTGGGCGTTCACGCATAGTCATTCCTCTATGCCGATTAACGCAGGGCCATAGCTGCTGCCATCGACCCCATGAAAAACTTTTGCGTGCATGCCCTCCTGATAGCCCAGGTATTTGGCATGTGAAGGTTTATCCGCATCCTTGCTGTTACGTGTCTTGGCTTTACCCGTGCCCTCATCTCTCAGTTTATCCGCGTATGCACTCATTTTGGCCTCCTGCTCTTCATCGATGACCAACTCTTTTACTGCGTGATATGCACCAGAAGCCCAGCCCTCACAAAATTGGTCAGCCAGTGCCGCCTTTCGCTTCGAAACAAGCCAACTTTCGCAGTGCTCGTTAATGAAGTTTTTTCGCGCCTGCTTAATCTGGCGTGTCAGAACGTCGAAAATGTACGCAGCTGCAACATCACGGTTATCCAACCCATAAAAACTAACGACGCGTTTGTAGCGGTAGCCAGAGGTTGCTCTCCAACCCACAAGGCATTTCACAGCGAAGGCTTTTTCGATGGTTTGAGTCAGGAAGATCATGTAACGGGGCAGCTTTTCAGCATCACTCGGAGAGCTTTTGCTATCGCTGGTGCTGATTTCAGAGAAAACGACTTCTGATTCACTCAGGCCATGCTCCCGCATGAATGCCTGCGCTTTTGACATGGCACTGGCGGCTTCTGCAGGGCTACTGGTGTTCTCAGCCAGGCGCATCAATTTTTGTATTTTGGAGAGGTATTTCTTTTTGGCGGTTGCGTCCATCATTCAGCACTCCCAATACATTCCAGATACAGCCCGCTGGCAATCAGACGAGCACGGCGAGCAGTTGCTTCACGATGGCGCTTAATAGCCTCTTCAGAACGGTCGTTGCTGTAGTTGATGACCATTGGCTTACATGGCGGAGGAGCAACGCGGCGCGGATTTCTGACCAAGGTGTAAGTGCGGTCAATTGATCCGCCACCGAGACAAACCTGATTGGATGCCTCAACCTGAAGTGTTTCACCACCACGGCGCATGATGTGAAGGACTAAACGATTAAACTCGCTCAGCGTCATACCGAGTTGCTGCGCCAGCTCCCGACCCGTTGCCGGGCCTTTGGATAACTGCCAGGCAAGCTTTTCGCTGAATCCGGCGTTAGGGCCATTGCTGCGGCGAAATTGGGCGACCTTTTTCATGACACCACCTTCAGCGTTACCGTACGTGAGCGGAGTAAATCCATTTCCATTTGGGAAATGATGTTGATCGCTTGTGAGGTGCCAGGCAGCTGTTGATTACCCATAGTTGACACAGCCCGACGCGCCTCACCGAGTGCTTCACCGCGCAGTGTTCGAATCCACTGGTCACAGGCTGGCGTAGCAAGCGCTGCATTCAGGTCATCAATCAGGGTCATATCAGCCCCATCAACCTGAAGCGCGTTGATGGTGTCAGGCAGAACGCTGTTGATACGCAGTACCTCTGCAGCCATCAGATTGGCGCGAACGGTGGCAACGTCGAGACGCGACGACAGCTCAGTCACCATCTTTGCCATTTCGATAAGAGGAGTATCCATCCCGATGTTCTTAGCGAACTGGTGGCCTGCAGCGACGACTTCTTTATTCGATTTGAAATGATGCATGTCATCGCCCTCAGTGAATGGTGATGGTGCTGTTAAGGCGCTCAGCTTCGTTCTGCGCCTTAATTGGATTGGTGACTACTGAGCCGTCAGGCAAAATCCAGCCATTCAGGATATGGCTATAGGGCAGGGTGATAATGCCTACGGTTATATGGTCGTTCGGCTTTTCCATGAAATTCTCCACACACGATTTTTGGTTGCATGAATCCCTTGCCAGTGATGGCAATAAAAAAACTTTTGGGATTCGTTTAAGTTGGCTGGTGGGTTACTGCAATAACCCACAGCCCGATTACTCCACACACTTGAAAGGTTGCTGCGGTGCCGGGTGCCTCCCGGTGCTCT